TACCAAAGCATTTTCTGATTGGTGGAAAGATTTTCATCCAATTGATGACATGATTGGAACATTTAGTTCAATAAAAGATTGGATAACATCTAAATTTACTGACACTACCAAAGCATTTTCACAATGGTGGGATAGTTTTTCAATAATTGATATTGTACTTACGCCATTCAATTATTTAAAAGATACTGCAACAGCATTATTTGATAATCTTCAAAAATCAGTTGCAGATGTTCTTTCGTTTGATCTTGTCAAAAAAGTAAGTGATTCTATAAGTTCAGTAGTAAGCGGCGTTTGGGATTTCTTTAAAGCTTTGCCAAGCAAAGCTGTTGATTTAATTTCTGATTTGATTCCTGATAGTCTTAAAGGTTTTTTCAAATCTATGTTTGGTAGTTCAACCACACCAACAGCAACACCAACTACACCGCCAGTAACACAACCAAGAACAGCTCTTACTCCACAATCGACGAGTAGAGTAATTCAAGAACGTGAAGACGCTTTTAATGCTACACCAACTGCAGCTAATGTTTCACCAGTTCCAACTGGAAGAGAGCAAGTATTCAATCAACAATCTGCACGTATGTCAGTTGATCAAGCAGCACCAACAGCTGTAATTATAAACAACAATAATAATAGCCCAAATATTGGAAGTTCTGGGCAAAATTCACTGCCCAGAACTTCGGGTGCAGTACAAACAGCTCCACAATCATCTCATATAGACAGAGCATTATATGGAGATACTTATGGAGCTGGTGTTCCTTAGTCCTTAGCAAGCTTCTTAAAGAAACTCAAGTCTTCGTCGTCTTCCTCTGCGGAATCCCAAGGATTAGAAGCTTTTGGTGCTTCCTTCATTGCAGCCATCTTTGGCGATGGAGCAAAGTCTGTAGAATCGGATACCATAGTCTTCTTGTTATCAACAGCAAGACCAAGAGCCTTTTCAAGACGCTTCTTCAACTCATCATAAGTCTTGAAGTTCTTTGGATCAAGAAGTTCAGTGAGTGAATACTCAGACTTCCAAATCTTCTCAAGCTCATCATCATCTCTGACAAGAGGACCAGTACGATCAAACTCTGACTTATCATAGTTTGGATATCCATCAACCTTACGAATCTTTAGCTTCAAGTTTGCACCTTCCCAAAGATCAAAAGGATTAAATGCATTTGAAGGATCATATTGCGGATGATCTGGACTACGACCCTGATCATCAAAAGCAGGATGCATAGCTTCATTGAGCTTCTCAAAAATCTTCTTACCATACTTGTAAAGGAAGACCTTGCCTTCATTCTGAGGGCGATTAGGATCAGAAACTACATAAATGTTTGAATAATAACTCAAACGACGCTTCTGCTTACGAACGACTTCCTTGTTAGACTCAATACCAGAATTCCACAACTGAGAATTATACTCAGTGCAAGGATCAGCAGTACCGGGACCAAAAGTAGTCAATGACTTCTCAATGTACCATCCGCCCGGTCCCTGAAATCCATGATCCCAAATACGAGTAAAAGGAACATCCTCACCAGAAGGTGCTGGCAAGAAACGAATGATAGCATAACCATTTCCAGCCTTATCAATGTCAGGCTTCCAAAAACGATTATCTTCATTGTTACTTGTGGGAGAATTAATCTTGGCAATCTCGCTGTTGAGCTTATCAAACTGAGACTTGCGGTTGCTCTTAAGTGCTTCAAAGTTAGTCATAGTTATCTCCATATGTACGATGTGTTTACGATTGTTTGTTCGATGTATGTAAAATCAAGAAAATTTATCTCTCAAGATTCCACAGTATTTATCTTTTTCTATGTTTAGAAAAAGACGAAGTTTGATACAATTCAATTCTATTGTAGGCCAAAGAACTGGATCAAGAATCTTCTTATTCCAAGAATCAAAGAAACCAACACACTGATTAATAATAATAAATGTTTCTTTATGTATCTTCTTGCGAATAAGAAGCTTTAGTAAATGAGGGTATTCCCCATCTTCCACCTTGAAGTTAGAATCAAAATCTTCAAGAAGCTCTTCTATATCATTCTTAAAGATATATGTCAATGATTCTTTTCGTAGTAGAAACTTTTTATAAGTAAGATCACATTCATTTGAAAGCAAATCACCTACCCATATGTTAGCATTTTCTGAAAGATTAGCAACAAGATAGTTAAATAAATCTTCCTTCTTTGAAAGTTTATAAAACATATATTTGTCTTTACGACTTTCAAAAGATGATTCGTTTGCTCTTACTTTACCATTGTACTTGAAATAATCATAAGATGGAAGAGTAAAATGTTGTTTAACAGCAAGATATTGTTTATATGCTTCAAAGGGTGTCATTATGCACTTGTCTTGTTATAATAATCGGAGAAGAAAGAGTGCATCTCACGCCAGAAATCATTTTCATTACAAGGAAGCTTCCATGTTTGATATAGTTTCCAAATACGATCATCCATATCCTTGAAGTTATCATATGCAGAATGATTAATTCCTTTCATGACAGTATAACCTTTTTCTTCTAGATATTCAACGATATCATTTGTATCAAAATCATCAAGGTCAACATCAACTTCTGTTTCAATATATGCTGTCTTTATTGTTCTTCCCATAATATACTCCTTAGATAGGAAGTCTATTTGTTTTCTTCATCATATTCATATTTTCAGCTTCATATTGAAGTCTTGCTTTCAAAATAGCATTATGCTTAATCAAAGCTGCAACTGTTTCTACTTCTATATTATGACTTTCACAATATAAAATTACAGCATCCATATATTCACAATTTTTATTCTTCACAATCATCTCAATTTCAATAACAAAATCAGATGGAGTTTTAATATTAACAATTTTCATAATTAATCCTTTTAAAAAGTGAGCCCATTCTGTTCCAAGGCGGTGCTCATACCCGTGAAACTTAAGCCGCTAGGCGAGTCTCAATGAGTGCATTATCGTTAGCATCTAAACGTTGCTTTTAGTCTCTTCGTACCTTTACTACAACCCGTCGAACCTATTTCCAGCCCATCAAAGATACATTGGTGACAATATTAGAGACCTTTGCTCTTATCATCGGTACGGTCATGCGAGGACCAATGTATCCATGGTGGACTGGTCGGGTACTGCCCCCGAGTCCGAATTGTCTATTCCTTACGCCTCAACGACTTAAGCATCATATTTATAACACAGCTATTATTATATGTCAAGCAACTCAAATACCATATTTGTCTTTATATTTCTTGCGAACTTCTAGCAACTTGCCAACATAATCATCTCTTTTTTCAATAAAAATTTGTGGTTCTTCATCATCAACAGAAATCATTACTACAGTCTGAGAAATAGGTATGCCAGTTCTTTCTTCATACATGATTGCATAAGCAGCTGCTTGACAAAAATAATTAGTGATGTAACTTTTTTCTTTTGGTTTTAGTGCTGTCTTAAAATCGATAATAGAAAGTTTGCCTTCATATTCAGCAACACAATCGACTGTTCCAGCCATCTCAAGATAGTCGGAATACAATCTTACTTCTTGAAGATGCACATTATCAATCTTTTCATCAATAACTTTCCTCAACCTAGAAAAACTTTCTAGGTCAATTATACTATATTTTTTATCGAAAACATCTTCATTATTGATATATTCTTCACAAATTTTATGAACACGAGTTCCACGAGAAGCAGCTTTAGAAGAAATTTTGTTTGCTTCTTCAGCACCAACTCGTCGCCGCCATTCCATAATAGCATCTTTCGTCATCATCCCAACAACAGTTGTCACTGATGGATACTTGGCTCCGGTAGGAGTTTGATAAAACCTACCGGAGTCTGTGTTTATTTGTTCAACTTTTTCAATGATAATTTTATCAGTGTGTTGAAAGATTTTCTTCTTTTTTGAATTCGGTTTCCACATTCATTTGCACCATTTTATAGAGATTATTATCAAATTTGTTTTTTGTGATGATAAAATCTTTAACCAAACCAGAACGAACTATATCATTTTCCACAAATTCAATGCAACTAAAATATTTGTGCATGTTCTTTAGAATTTTCATGAAATAAAATATACCTTGCTTTTCATCATCATATTTCAAATCGGTTTGTCTATAATCACCACAGAATAAAATCTTAGAATTTTGTCCTGTTCTTGTGATGATTGTGGATAGTTCAGAGAATGTCATATTTTGACATTCATCTACTATAATGATAGAATTGTCTAATGTCAAGCCTCTTAAGAAAGATGATGTCTGAAATTCGACGATTCCCTTATTTTTAAGAATATCGTATGCATCACCTCTACCATATAGTTCTCTACAGATTTCTTGATATGGTTGTTCATATACTTTTGCTTTTTCTTTTGCACTTCCCGGCAAGAATCCCATATCTCTGGATGGAACAACTGACCTGATAATAATTACTTTATGATATGTTCTAAAATTTTCTATCTCTGATAGTGCAAGATATAATGATATGAATGATTTTCCTGTGCCTGGTAATCCGTGGATTAATAAATTTTTTCCATTTGTGAAGTCTTTAAAAACTAATTCTTGATTTGTTGTTTTTGGTTTAATAGCTTTTATTTTTAAACCATTTGATATAACAGTTTTTTCCTCAGTTCTTTTTTGTTTTCTTGACATTCTTTTTTCTGCACGGGTAGGTCTATCCATTTGAATACCTCTTGTTAAAATGATTATAGTAATACCAATCCTCTGTTTATAAGGTCAGCACTTCTATTTTTTGTTTGAGATGAGAGATAGAGGCGAGAATAAGCGGAGAGATTCAAATCTCTATTGAACTGATTATGTTTAAATAAACAATCTAGAATCAATGCTTATACACCTTTGAGTGACCAAATTAAATATGGTCACTGTTATTTATAGCTTTTCATCCTTTTGAAAAGAATATAAATACAATGAGCCAAATATTTTAGGGAAATACAATGACAACCAAAATTTTCGTATCCCAAATAGATACAACACAGCCAGATGGATCAACAGCTTCTTCCAATTCAGTAATTCTTCTTACAGATACTGGTCCTATATGGAAACCACTTTCTGCTTTAAATTCTGTTGGTTATACTGGTTCGCAAGGAATTAATGGTTATTTTGGATCAGTTGGCTATCGAGGTTCGACTGGCGAAGTTGGTGTGCCGGGAACATCTGGTTACAAAGGTTCTGTCGGATATACTGGTTCGGCTGGAGTTGGGTATCAAGGTTCTGTAGGATACACTAGTTCTATTGGTTATACAAGTTCTGTAGGATATACTGGTTCACAAGGAACTACAGGGTATTTTGGTTCATTAGGTTATACTGGTTATTTTGGTTCAGTTGGTTATCAGGGTTCTTTAGGAGTCGGTTATCAAGGTTCTGTTGGTTATCAAGGGTCAGCTGGTATAACAGGAATACTTGCACCATTTCCTTTTATCAATCTTTCTGATGTTGCAGACACAAATGGCAATCCATATACTGGCTATAATGATTTTGGTGGTTCATATGTCAGAGTAAAACCATCAAGAGACGGATTAGTTCTTGATCCAACAGTTGTATTGACTCCCAACATTACTGTAAATGTAGATTTTCATGGTAATCAACTTCAACATCCTGTGTTCAGCGGTTATTCAGAAAATGTAATAGATGATGGTCAACCGGGCGCTTCTCTATCTGCAAATCCATTGAATGGTAATGTAATTAAAGCTACTCTCAATTCACCTATTACAACTATTACAATGACAAATGCTGGATTAATTTCTGGAAGATTATTTTCAGTAACATTTTTCTTGAAACAAGATTCTACTGGTGGAAGAGTACTTGATTGGACAAATAATATCATCTATTGGTCAACAGGTGATGGTATTAATCAAAATACTGGTCCAATCCTTTCAACACAACCATTTTATACTGATATTATAACTGTATATACATATGATGCTGGTGGTTCTTGGTATGGAATCATGGGTGCTAGAGGTTTCCCAACACCATAAAAATGAGAGATTAATATGCCCGTATCTGCAATATCATTATTGAATAACATTGGATTAGCATCTCCAAAAATTCAAAAAATAATACCCAATTATTCTATTTTATTCTGGCATCATACAGAAAAATGGAATGATGTAAATTCATCCATCTCATATGGCAATGATCCTAGTAATTATAATGATCCGCTAAGAATTTTTAGACAATATGATATTGGTCAGTCAAGTATACCAGATGTGGCTGGGTTTTATTCAAATTCGAAATCTACATTATCTTTTAATTATCTCGTAAGATGTGTATCGAGCAACACTGCATGGCCGTCTATTTGTGATATAAAATATGATGCAAATACAAATATGAAAACTACTCAAGCAACTTTATTAGATGTTGGTGGGGCTCATAATTATACATTAGTTGGTAGAACTTCACCTCCTTTAAAAAATAGTGTTGGCACTCCTTTAATTCCTAATATACCAGTTTCTTATTATAATATTGCACATGCAGGCCATCTTCATCAAGTAGAAGGGTTATATAATTTTATAACTTCAGTAAACCCAGGAGCTACTGATTCTATCCTTTTAAATGATCAAGCTGGAAGTCATGTACCAAAATCTTTTTCAAGTTTTTTTGTTGATCCTATAATAAAAGATCCAAGTTTATTAAATATTCCAGTTACAGCTATTCCAAAAGATATAATAGTTATGTATTATGGTAATTCTACTCTTTCTCTTGATCATTATGATCCATATGATTTAAGCATGAGCGGAGATAATAATAACATAGACTACTCTGCAAATAGTTATGCTCTTCCTTTAACATTTGTGCAAACTTCTACATATCTAGAAGCTGGTAAAGTAGGAGCTAAAAATTTAATAATTGCAGCAACAGATTCAAATAGTCTTCTTACTGAACCAAGAATTCTTGCTGGTTTACAGAGCCAAGTTAATGTTGTTGGTATCAATACCCCAAATACTATAACATTTGTAGCTTCTTCTAATACAGCTGGATGGCATGATCATGCTCCTCTTGCAAAACAATCTAGTAAATTAATATCAAGTAATCCTGCAGTAACATATAATGTTATAACTAAACCAAACGGTGGAATTGTATATCCAAATAATGTTGGAGAAAAATATCCTGATGGACCCGATCCTATAAATCACAAACATAATGTTACATACACATCAGAATTAAAATTAAAATCAGTTAAGTTAAAAGCATTTTTATCAAAAACTAGTGATGCTCCAATTACAAAAGGATTGATAATTGGATACAGTATTGGCAAATATTCAAAATATTCTGGTATTAGTACAGATGGAAGTAATAGTTTACCACCGGGTTGGTATTTTTGTGATGGCCAAAATGGTACACCAGATTTAAGAGGAAAATATCCTTTCTTAGATTTTACTCAAGGAACTGATGATGGTAGCACAATTAATCCTACCAAATCATCAATTTTAATAAAACAAATAAATGTAGAAACTATAAATTGGCAACATGGGCATGTCAGTGGTACTTCTACATTACCAGGATCAGCCGGAAGTATGGATGTAGGAAGTCATGCATCAAATTATGATCCTATATCAAATCCAAATAATACAACTAGACATAATCATCCAGTTTCTGGTCAAGTTACATTTTCACAAGCAAATCCAAGTGGTCTTGGTTCAACTATACAACCAAACGCAATAGTTGGAACTTCTTTTGATTATGAACCACCAACTGTAGAAATAGCATTCATAATGTATAATGATACAATATAATAGGAGTATAACATGATTACAGTAGATCAAATTAAAGAAATTTGTCCAAATGCAAAACAAGATATTGCTGAAGCAATTGCAAATAACTATGACCTTCTTTCTGAATATTATGATATCAATAGTCCATTGAGACTAGCACATTTTCTTGCTCAATGTGCTCATGAATCTGGTGGGTTTAGATTAATTCAAGAAAATTTAAACTATTCTGCAGAAGGTTTAGATAAAATTTTTCCAAAGTATTTTAAAAATGCTGGTCGTGATGCAACAGAATATGCTAGAAAACCAGAAAAAATTGCAAATGTTGTTTATGCAAATCGTATGGGTAATGGGAACGAAGAATCTGGTGATGGATATCATTTTTGTGGAAGAGGTTTAATCCAATTGACTGGTAAGAATAATTATAAATCACTTGCTGAAACTCTCGAAATGACTATTGATGAAGCAGTAGAATATCTTCAGACAGCTGGTGGAGCATTAGAATCTGCAGCATGGTTCTGGGCAAATAATGGGTTGAATGAAATTGCAGATACAGATGATATTCTTCGTATTACTAAGAAAGTAAATGGTGGAACTATTGGTCTTGATGATCGTACACACAATGCAAATAAATTTAAAGAAGCTCTTGGTATTGATTAAATAAAATGGGTCAATATCCTGTAGCAAGAATAGGTGATACAAGTGACCATGGCGGTGTCATTATATCATCGGGAACAAAGTACAGAGACAGTACTGATGGTAAATTGGTTTCTAGAGTTGGAGATTATCATAGTTGTCCAATTCCCGGTCATGGTGTCACTGCAATTATTACAGGGTCTCCTAAAGTAAGATCAGAAGGTTCACTTGTTGCAGCCATAACAAGTGTAACTGGATGTGGAGCAGCAATAAACAGTGGAAGTAAAACTACTACGGTTCCTATGCAAGGTGGTGGAGCAGGAAATGAAAATGCATTTATTCTTGATAATAATGAACATGACCAGTTGAATGGTCCATCAGTAATGGGATAAAATAATGAAAATTTGGGTAGTTGGTGATTATTTAAAATCACAAGATTTGAATGCTAACTTTGCAGAACTATCTAGCAATGTAGGTTTTTTGCAAGCAAACGTAGCAACTATTAATGCTGAAATAGGTGATATATACTCAAAATTAAATGGTATTACATCTACTTCAAACGTTTCTGGGTTGGATGCTAGATATTTTACTGGCCAATATGTAACAGGATTTAGTCATAGTTCAAACAGTATTAGTTATGAAGCTCCATTAATATATAAACAAATACCCGATTCTAGAATCGGCAACACTGTTATTGAAGCAAATACCTATACAATAGGAATAGGTCCAATTCTTCCTCTTGATAATACTGTAATTTACACAGCATCATTTTGGAGCAGAAAAGTACAAAATGGTAGTGCAAATTCTGGTACATTATATTTTGTTATATCAAATTACGAGGCAAACTTACAAGTTATACCAGGAGATGGCGGTTATTATCATTATCCAATAGAAAATTTAGTACAAAATACAATATCAACAGCTGATGGTTGGGAAAAATATTCTTTTAATGTTGGTCCAAATTCTGGAACAAAAGATCATTCTACAAATGCAAAATTTATAAGTCTTGGGTTTATTGTAAATTATCCAGTCGATGGACCAACTGCATATGGAAATGACGTATTTCAATTTACAGGATTTTCATTAAAACCGGCTGGAAATAATATTATTGGTTATACAGGATCGAGTGGAACTGATCAAGGCGAACCGGGTTATAAAGGTTCGAAAGGATTTACAGGTTCTCGTGGATTAACTGGATATTTTGGTTCTACTGGATTTAAAGGTTCACAAGGAATTAGTGGCTATCAAGGTAGTGCTGGAGTACAAGGATCAGTTGGTTATATAGGAAGTGCTGGTGTTCAAGGTTCAGTTGGTTATGAAGGTTCGGCTGGTGTAAGAGGATCGACTGGATATGTTGGATCATTAGGACCGGGAGTACAAGGATCAGTTGGTTATCTTGGTTCTACAGGGTTTAAAGGGTCTGTTGGATCAGTTGGTTATAAAGGTTCAGTCGGTGATCCCGGTGGTCCAGTTGGTTATCAAGGTTCGGCTGGTTATCAGGGGAGTTTGGGATATCAAGGATCGGCTGGTGTCCAAGGATCAACTGGATATGTTGGATCATTAGGACCGGGAGTACAAGGATCAGTTGGATTTAAAGGGTCGGCTGGTTATCAAGGTTCTGCAGGATTTCGTGGTTCTGCTGGATACAGAGGATCGGTTGGGTATCAAAGTTCTGTTGGATATCTTGGTTCTACAGGATATCTTGGTTCAGTAGGGTATCTTGGATCGGTAGGTTATACAGGTTCTATTGGTGATCAAGGACCACCGGGTGGAAGCACAGGTTATACAGGCTCAGTTGGATTTGTCGGATCATTAGGATATGATGGCTCACTTGGATATACAGGTTCAAGAGGTGGCGGATATTTTGGTTCTACCGGATATAGCGGCTCTATTGGATTTCAAGGATCAGCTGGTTATTTTGGTTCATTTGGTTATAAAGGAAGTGTTGGTTATTCTGGATCATATGGTTATCTTGGCTCAGTAGGATATACAGGTTCTGTTGGTGCAAGAGGCGTTGATGGTTATAAAGGTTCTATAGGTATAATGGGTTCTATAGGATATCAAGGTTCAGCTGGTACTTCATATCCTCCTGCGATTGCATTTGCTGCAAAATCTGACATAGGTTCTTATGAACAAGATTATTGGATATTTGATATAGTTGTATTAAATAAAGGTAATGGGTTTGATTATTTAAGTGGTAAATTTACTGCACCAAAAACAGGATATTATTATATACATCTTTCTGGAGATGTAGATTATTATGCTGATGGTATGATAAGAATTTATTTTGCAGTTAATGATGTAATTTATACGACTGCAAAATATATCAGTACAAAATATTCTACGCAAAATGGATGGCAAAATTTTAATATGTCAACTGTCATGTATCTACATGAAGGCGATTATATTATGCCTTACATAGAAATAGCTGGTGGTCAAAATATAGATAGTAACCCAGAAAACACTTCTTTTGATGGTTTTTTTATAGGAGAATAAAATGCAGTATACAGTAACTTATACTGAAGCGGAAGACATGGCAATGCAAAGTGTTACTGTTTCAGTAGATTCTTGGATACAAAATATTTGTCATCAAAGATCAAAACAGGCTATGGATACTATAATCAATAATTCAATAAACAAATTTTTGGATGCTGGTATTCCTATTCCTTCTACAAGAGAAGAAATAGTTTTAACTGTTTTTGCAAATGGTTGGGAAAAAACTGGTCTTACAAAAAATACTGAATTATTAGCAAACACATATTACATGACGCCACCACCAAGAAAAGTAGCAAACACATAAATACTTAAAAGAGGTATTTTAAAATGGCAACATTACAAACCAGAACTGATTTCAAAGAATATTGTCTCAGAAGACTTGGTAAACCTGTAATTGATATTAATGTTGATGACGATCAGGTCGATGATCGTGTTGATGACGCATTGAAATTTTATTGGGATTATCATTTTGATGGTACTGAAAAAATTTATTATAAACATGTTTTTACTCCTCAAGATATATCAAATGGTTATATTCCACTACCAGATAATATTATTGGAGCTGTAAACATATTTGATATTGGAGATTATGTTGCTACAAATAATATTTTTAATATTAGATACCAGATTGCATTGAATGATCTTTACACATTAACATATCAATCTATGGTTCCGTATTATATGGCATTTCAACAACTACAACTTTTAGAACAATTGCTCGTTGGCAAACAACCAATTCGTTATAATAGAAAAACAAATAAATTGTATATAGACGTTGATTGGGCTAAAATTTATCCCGGTCAATATCTTGTTGTAGAAGCATATCAGGTCGTCGATCCGAATGAGTATTCATCTGTATGGAATGATAGATGGTTACAAAAATATGCATCAGAATTAATTAAAAGACAATGGGGTAGCAATCTTACTAAATTTGTTGGAATGCAGTTGCCCGGTGGTATTCAGTTTAATGGTGAAAAAATTTATAATGATGCAGATGCTGCAGTTGAAAAATTAGAAAAAGAAGTAATAGATGGTTACAGTTTGCCCGTTGTAGATATGATAGGTTGAAATATACTTTTTATAAATACTCTTGTATAACAATTTACAGGAGTATTAAAAATGGAAAAATATGGGTTTGTTTATATCTGGTTTGATAAAAAACACAGCAGATTTTATATAGGTTCACATTGGGGGACAGAAGATGACGGGTATATTTGTAGTTCAGCTTGGATGCTAAAAGCTTATAAAATAAGACCAGATGATTTTAAAAGAAAAATTATTAAAAAAATATTTTCAAGTAGAAAAGAACTGATGGAAGAAGAATTTCGTTATTTGAGTATGATAAAAGAATATGAGTTAAAAACTAGATATTATAATTTAAATATTAAAGCTACTGGTCATTGGTCAACATACCCAGAAAAAGTAAAAACAATATCTGAAAAAATATCTATTCGTACCAAAGAAGCTATGGCTCGTCCTGAAATTCGTGAGAATTATCTTATTGGATTGGCAACAAGAGATAACAAATCATCTGATCCAAATGTTTGTGAAAAACGTCGTGTATCTATGATTGGAAAAAATACAGGTAAAGATAATTCAAAAGCTAGAAGAATGGCTACAGAAGCCAATACGGGCAGACCTTTATCAGATACACACAAAGAAAAAATTAAAAGTACTACACATTTTAAAACAATAAATAGTAGTAAAATAAAATGTGTTCATTGTGATTTTGAAGGAAACATGGGCAATATTGCTAGATATCACAACGATAAATGTAACAGAAAGATACTTTAATGTTACCATTTAATTTATTCATACAATTAGATGAAGATCAGCAACAAGCATTAAAATATGCTGCTAGAGCCCATGCTGGGCAGACAAGATCAGATGGTTCTGATTATATTCGTCATCCTGAAAGAGTTGCTAAGAGTGTTATGCAGTTTAAAAAATCACATAATATTGATGCTCTTATGAGTGCTGCGTATCTTCATGATACTATTGAAGATACTAATACTACTAAAGATGATTTAGAAAAATTGTTTGGTAGTCTAGTTGCTTCTCTTGTACAAGAGTTGACTACTGATAAAGACGATCTTGAAAAAGCTGGTGGTAAGACAGAATATTTATCTCAGAAGATGAAAAAAATGTCTAGCTATGCTTTGGTCATCAAGTTGGCAGATAGATTGGATAATGTACAAGATATCAAGTCAGCAAAGAATGCTGCATGGCGTGAGAAATATAAAAAAGAAACTCTTAGAATAATGAACTATATAGAGAAGGAAAGAGTTTTATCAAAGACTCATATGAAAATTATTACAGCTATACGCCATAAGCTATCGGAGTTGGATCACTAAAATGTTAATGTTTAAACAGTTTATCAAAGAAAATGCTATTACAGGTTATAATACCCTTCTAAACGAAGAATTGAACGATGCTCAAAAAAAAGTTGTTGATTCATGGGGTGAAAACACAAAGGCTAAGAAAATTTCTAAAGATGCAATTCCAGAAGGACAAGATAGAACATATATCCCTCTAGAACATCCAGATGACAATAAGCCAGTAGAACCTCATCCAGATGTTAAAGCGCATCTGGAAAAGCATGGCTATAAGATAACTGATTATAAAGGTAATAAAGCAATTGAGCCTAAGTATAACAGAGAAATTCGTATTGGTAAAGCATTAGCTGCAACAGGTGCTTCAAAAGAATTAGTTAGCACATTTAACAACGATCCTAAAAGGGCTGCTTCCAATTCTGGTAAACTAGGCGTAGTTATTTCTCGTCACCCACATGATGTTGCTGGAATGTCTACTGACAGAGGTTGGCGTTCATGTATGAGTATGAGTACAACAGGAGCTAAAAAAGGTATTGGTGCTGGTAGTAATAGTCATTATCTAAAGCATGATGTTCAACAAGGAACACACGTTGCTTATCTTGTACACGAACATGACAAAGAAGCTAAACAACCTCTTGCAAGAATAGCATTGAAACCATTTCAATCGGAAGATAAAAAAGATACCATTCTCAGACCAGAAGAATCACAATATGGAACTTCTGATCATGCATTTGGACATACAGTAAAAAAATGGGCTGAAACAAATTTTCCTGTTAAAGATGATAAAATATACAGAAAAAATAAAAAATTATATAATGATGATCAAAAAGATGTGATTGCCAGTCCTAATGCTTCATTAAAAAGTAAAGACCCTAATACCAGAGCCGCAGCTTTTGATAATAGTAATGTGTCACATGAACATATTACAAAAGGATTAAATGATGAACAAGCTCAAGTACAACTTGCTGCTATTCAACATCCAAATGCAACGGCAGAGCATATCACAAAAGCTTTAGGAATTGATCATATTGGAATTAGAGCAGCTGCGATTCAACATCCTAATGCAACAGCAGAACATATTACACATGTATTGC